TGTGGTGATACACCTGTGCCACTAGATTGTGCACTACCACCAACAAACTGTATAGATGCAGTCTTGTCAGCAGAGTTACCACCATCAATAAATGCTAATTCGTCAACCTCAAATGTTAGATATAACTCATGAGCAATAGGATCCCAATCATATACAATAGCAACCCTACTTGTCGCACTAGCAACAAAACGTTTTACTTGGTCGGTAACCGCAAACGAATATTGAGAAACCCCTTGAGCATTGTCTTGCAAGTTGTCAAGAGTAACCTTTTGATCAAATCTAAAGTTGACACCCCTGTCAAGTCCAGTAAAGGAGGTTGCAGTTTTACCTGTATATCTGACGATTTCTTTCCCGACCAAGAATTTACCTGAGCCTGGATACGCTGCAGTAGTCTCGACATTAATGGTGCTATCACTTGGTGCCACATCTGAAATGAGACCAGTAAGATTATAAACGACACTATTAAGAGATTGTCTATTCCTTTGCCTACGAATGAGATTGGTATCTCTAGCAAATATAACTTTAGGACTATTAGTATACCCATTACCTTGGTTAGATAGATCTATACTAGTAATGGCACCCAAGTCAATATCAGCACTTGCTGCTGCTCCTCTACCACCTCCACCAATAATCTGCACAATAGGTGCAGTCTCAAAAAATTCACCTTGGTTAGTTAGGGTAATTGATGTAACCTTACCAAACTGGTTGGGTGTAACTGTACCTGTAGCACCATCTCCACCGCCACCACCAGATATAACAACGTTAGCATCATTGAGGTCATAGTTTCTACCTTCTCGGGTAATAACCAGACCTGTCACACCACCAGTAACAGGGACTAATTCTGATCCAGAGCCACCGCCACCTTCAATAACAGCACTAGTGCCGTCAAAATAATTATCACCCAGAGTTGTCATCTGGATATAGTCTATTCCACCAGTTGCATTTAAAAAAACTTTTCCTCTTGCACCAAGATTACCTGGATCTGTACTTTCAATCTTTAAACGTAGAGGGTCGTATCCTTCGCCAGGATCTAAGATTTCAACAGCAAGTATTCTATTGTCTTGGATTATAGGTCTTAAAACTGCCTCCCTTAAAGGAGTACCTGAGTTTTGTATAGTTAACTTAGGAGGGTCATTAGCATCATATCCGTCCCCACCGTTCTCGACAAAAACCGCCCTGACTCCAAACACACTGTTGAATTCGGGTCTAATAATTGCACCAGAGCCAGGAACTGTACGTGTCATACTACTACCATGTCACCTTTCATACCACCATGTATGGTGCACTGATAAACGTAAGTTGTGCCTGCACTCAATGTTTGTGGCACTGTCCAGAATTGGATACCTGATTGAGATCCACTAACACCATCAGTTACAGCAGATCCACCATCTGATACTCTAAGAGCAAATGGGTGACCACCGCCTGTTGTGTTATTAAATCTATAAGTAAATCCTCTATAGACATATATTGTAGGATTGTTTGTACCAGATGGTAAACCACCACCATCAAATCTATAACCATTAGATAGATCACTAGTGATTCTAAAACTAATAGTTGGAGATTCAGTCGCAATGAATTGTGATCCATCATAGACTAGGTTGTCATTCTCATTTGCTGAAGGGAATGACGCAGTATTTGTAATTGTTAGAGTTGATCCACTGACTGCTGTAGTAATACCTGTGCCACCTGCAATAGTCACAGAGTGAGTAGCAGACGCAGCAGTTGTAGTGCCACTATCAGATGCAATCGCTTGGACTGCGTTTTGGACAACATTAGGTGAGTCGTTAGTAAATGTAATAGCACCTGCACTTAGGTTAGTGCTAATACCTGTGCCACCTAGGAAATTAAGTGAGTCAGTAGTTACTGTTGCAGTTGTGCTACCGTTGTCAGCACCAAATGTATCAAACAGATTTTGGTCAGGAGCACCAAGTGCACCTGTCATAGTAACTGTAAGTGTATCTCCCACTAATGCAGTGGAGATGTTTGTGCCACCTACAATGTTAAATGTGTCATTCGCAGCAGACGCTGTTGTTGTGCCAGTGTCACCTGTGATAGTTTCAAATAGGTTTTGAGTTGTGCCACCACCACCTGTTGCAGTCTCATCATTAGCAGGCTCCCATTTAGTAGATGTGCCATTCCACTTTAATACTTGACCGTCAGAAGGTCCTCCATTTACTGTAGTATCTACATCAGTTAGAATAGAAATACCATCATTAGCATCAAGTAGAGAGATCCAGTTACCGCCATGTGCAAAGTAACCTTTACCTGTATCATGGACGTGTGCAAACATACCATGGTGATCTGCTGCAGCAGGAAGGTCTCCTATTAAAGAATACGCTGCTTCATACTTTAGATATCCGTCTGCACCGTCAATATAAACCTTTCTACTACCTTGACTACCTGCCTTAAATTCAATATCTCCTGTTGTATCTGGCTCAATAACAATATTTCCTGCACTCTCAGAAATGATTTTAAATGCTTTGACATTAAGGTCAGCACTTAATGAATCTAGGTGTGATTCAGTAAAAGCTGTGCCAGTCCATCGTAGTACCTGATCGTTAACAGGTGCTCCGATATTTACTTGTAAGTTGGTATCATTTCCTAGGTTGGTGTATAACTCATCGATAACGCTATTTAATTTAATAGCACCATCACGCAGAGTATCACCAGTGCCGTCATTCGCAGAAGATCCAACTGATAAATTTTGCTTAGCCATGGTAGGTAGTTTTCTACAGTGTTATTTAGGTCGCATCGTATGTAACTGCTGTGCTGTCATACTTCACTGCAGTGGATGAGAAGTCAGTATCACCTTGTCCACCACCAAGTCCCGATACAGACAGTGTGGCAACAGAAGACATTAGAGGTGAGTTACTTGCATTATTAGCGGGTGAAGGTCCTCGTAATTCAACTTTATACTTATAGTTGGACATGTATCCCAACGCAGTAAATGATAGTGAGTTACTTGTTGCTCCAGTAACTGCAGCGTATGCAAATCCACCATCAGTTGATCTATACCACTGATAGGAAATAGGACCAGGTACTGGTGATACCTGTGCTTGGACTGTAAACGTGACAGTTGTGTTGACTGCTGCTGTGCCACTTTGAGGTTGTGCAGTAATCTGTAATGTAGGTGTAACAGGAGGTGCACCGCCATCTCCACCACCCTGTGAAGGAGGTGTTGCTGCTCCATTATTAGCAGGAGCATTTAAACTCTCTCTACTAAAGGTGCCAACCATATATGGATATGCTGCTTCACCTGTTGCATCAATAGAAATGAAGTATGCATAAGTCCCATTAGGAAACTCAGGAGTTACACAATATCTTCCATTGTGCATATCCAAATCACCAATACCATCAACATATTCCCAGTCCTGTATCAAAGATCCTGCAGGAGGGTTTTGTGCTGTAGTGCCATAATCAGGTCTTCCTGCTGTTTCAATATTTTTTGTCCTATAACTAGATCCCATAAACCTAGTTGTTTGGGACGCTGTAAACGGCACATCATATCCGAAAGGTCCGTAAACAGGAAATCCGTCAAAACAATATCCTAAAATTTTACTATGTCCATCAGGATGACGCATGTTGTCACCATTAAACTGACTGCTGCCATAGTAATCGTTATAGTTTGCCATGGCAGAATTCTGCTTCCAACAATCTATAAAATGAGTATCATGATAGTGATACTGTCCTGTTGACTCTGGGTGTCCTCCACAAGAGTCATCACCAAAATCTACAGGTGAGCTAGGATAATGTGCATTCCAATTAAATCCAACAGGAGGGTTGCCTCCATTACCTGCACTAGGATTAAAGAATACAACACCGTTAGCAGCAATGCCAATAGATCCAAGAGGAGTCTCTATACGTCCATTTCTTTGATCGTAATATGTGTATGTGCCTGTTGGTATTGTTTGTGAATCTGCAACAATGAGATCTAATCTTTGGTCTGTGGCGAGCCAGCATTCTCCTGCAATGGACGTAAATGTTGTCCCTCTAAATATAAATCGTTGTTTCCTACCGTCACTAAAGACAAACATAAGATGATCGCCAGGAGCAATAGTTTGGGCAGCAAATAAGGCATTGTCATTAGTTGATATATTTACAGAGATAACAAAACCACTTTGGAAGTATGTGTTGTCATCAAATGTCCTCTCTACACCAAACTCTCCACCACGGTAAGTAAACGAATGTGAGAATGCCTGCTCAGTAACACCATTCGGGTTATTGAGATTAGGAAAGGTACCGTAACTAACTGGATCAGGAAGACCATCACCAGTTACGGATATCACTTTCGTGCCAGAGTTATATGTTGCTGTAGCGGTCATGCGTCGTCGAAGATCTGATCAGGAGTGAAGTTTGATATCACCGTGGTGCCAATCTGGACAGACAGGATAGCAGAGAAGGAGTAAACAGGTGTTGCACCTGCTGCAGTTATCGCAACTCTGTATTCGTCACCATCATCTTGTTGTGTTGTGGATCCAGTAGGATATGCTAATTGGTTACCACCGATAATATTAGTCCAAGTGGTTGTGCCGTAATCCTTCTTCTGCCACTGATAGTTGAGTGTAGTAGTATTTAGGGCACTATCGGATGCTCTTACAAAGTCAGCGACAACAGTGAATGTAGCAGTCTGACCTTGGTTAACAGTTACGTTAACAGGATTGATGTTGATTCTGATTAGACCATCTTCAACAACGATTGGGTTACCCTGTTGATCGATACCTTCACCTGCGTAGACATCAAATCCATTATTTACAGGTGATCCTGTAGGTGTGACAAATGTATCTTCAACCGTTGTTTCAGCAGCGACTATAGGTAGTGAATAACCAACACCAGGTGTCCTAACATCAATTCTTTGGATACCCATCATAGGCGACAATCTTGCATCAAAACCAGTAGAAGAAATAACTTCAACGTTAGGTTTAGAGGTGTAACCATCGCCAGGATTGGTTATGGTAGCAGCGATAACTTGACCACTAGTGATGTTTGCAAGTGCCTCTGCATTTCTACCCTTAACTGATCCTGTATATTCAAATGTAATCAAGGAGTTAGAAGATTCAATTAGAGCAACTTCTCTTGGGAATTCTTCACCCTCAATGTCTAATTCGTCACCTGCTTCAATCGGTGGGACAACAGTCGCAGATATAACGTCAGCGTCAGATCCAATGTAAGAGAATCCAACGAATGTTGCTCCTGCTCTTGGGACTTCAGCAAAAATTATTCTAGATCCAACGATCTCGTAAGATACGCCTGGCTCCTGTATGATACCGTTTAGTGATACGAGTATGTTGTTTTCTGGTAAGATCGTTGCAGATGAAACACCTTCAGTCAATGTCAATGAGTAGAAGATTCCATCTAACTTCAAGTTGAAGGATGATCTTAATGAATCAAACTCAAATCCAATATCATCAAGTTGTCTTAGTTTACCAACGTAGTATCCGATAAACTCAGATCCAATCTCAGGTGGCTCTGTAAACTGAATCTTGTCAGAGAATGCAGTGTAAGCATTAACAGCACCTGGTGGTTGTAGAATACCATTAACAAAGATGAGCATGTGACCTGCAGGGTCTGGGAAGTATGCTTGTCCATTCTCGACAGATAGTGAGAAGTTTTGCTGCACACCGTCAAATCCTCTGAAGTAACGATCAACACGTCCAACCAATGTCCTTGCATCAGATACAGCAGCTGACCATCCATCGTCACCCTTAATAGTCATGTTGTCATAAAAATCACCGACTGCCTGCTCAACCCATATTCTTGCAGTAATACCTTGCTGCTCAATCTTAGAAATCTTAGCGTAAGAAGTATATGTGTTTTGAGTTACGTTAGTTACATTGGAGTAGATAACAGGGAAGTTTGTGCCTATATCAAACTTACCAATGAATATACCTGAGTTTGTTAACTCACTCACAGCTGCACCTGTGCCTACAGGTTGGACATTACCAATCCACATCTTATGTGGTATTACAGGACTTACATTGTTATTAGGAGCTTGATACTTAGTTACGACCGCTGTTAAACCAGGATTCTTAATAACAGTACCTATAAGCATATTAACTTCATCACCAACTTCAAATGTAGCAGCAAGACCTGCCTCAATAAATGTAGATCCAAGATCTAATTCTATAACCTCTGTGCCGTGAATA